ACAAGCAGGTAATCAACCTGCAGGAACACCAGCACCAACAGGAATGCCAGTTTAAGATAAATACTATCTATGAAACTAATGGAAATGTTCGATGCAGCCATACCAGGCTATCAAGATGTTGCAGATGACAACAGCAGACCTGAATGGAAAGAAAGCCGCAAGACAAAATTAACATTACGTCAAATAAGAAAATTGCGAAAAATGATGGACGTTCGTAATTATGAAAAACAAATGCACATGAAAAAAGTCCAAGAACAATATGGCGCGGCAAGTGCGGCCGCCGCCGGAGCCGCTCAACCTACTCTATAAATCCATTATTCTAAGTAAAAACGCAAAAATGCGTGCTTATTGAGTAGTTTCTATAACTACTCACTAAATAATTCTACAAAGCCATTACTTAGGAGAATATCAATGGACAACAAAAAATTTGAACAACTTATTGATTTGATTATCAATGAGAACGAAGAACAAGCACGTGCTTTATTCCATGACATCGTAGTTGAAAAATCCCGCGAGATTTATGAAAACATCATGTCCGAAGAAATGGAAGAAGAAGGCATGCACATGGGTGGTCAAGTAGGTGAAATGATGGACGAAATTTCCGCTGAACAAGAAGGAATGGTCGAAGCCGAAGACGAAGAAATTGATTTTGATGATGACGGTGATGAAGAAATCATTGATATCGATGGTGAAGATGAAGACCACGAAGAAGAAGAATTAGAAGACCGTGTTACTGACTTAGAAGACAAGTTAGATGAACTAATGGCAGAATTTGAAGAAATTATGGGTGACCATGATTCTGATGAATCTGATTCAGAGTTTGATGACGAAGCTGAAGAAGACGGTGAAGAATTAACACATGACATGGAAAAAGGTCATGATGAAGAAGACGCTATGATGGAAGCTATCACATTAAAGAAAGTTTCTGTAACTCATGGTGATAATGGTGTACAAAACAAGTCTACAGTAACATCTAACTCAGGTCAAGCTGGAATGGACAGTCGCCCAGTAAAATTCAGTGGCGGCACAGAAGCTAATCCAACTGGTCCTAAAGGTCCAAGTAATGCTTACTCTAAGGGTGAAACACAAGTTAAAGATGCAACTAAGTGGAAAAACGCTCCAGCACAAAACAATGCTGACTTAGAAAGCACACCAAAGCCAGTTACGAAAGACGGCGCAACAGGAACAAAAAGCCCTGTAGCAGAGTCACGTAAAACTGTTAAGCGTAGAGTATAAGGAATCTGAGAGCAATGGCTTTGTATCTCAAAGAACACTTAACTTTTGACCGTGCTAGCATGGTCGTTGAAAGTATAAGTGAAGGCGATAAAAAGAACCTTTACATGAAAGGTATCTTTATCCAGGGCGGGGTAAAGAACGCAAATGAGCGTATTTACCCTGTTTCCGAAATTGAAGCCGCAGTACAAACATTAAACGAACAGATTTCAGAAGGTCATTCAGTATTAGGTGAAGTTGACCATCCAGATGACTTAAAAATTAATCTAGACCGTGTATCACACATGATAACAACTATGTGGATGGATGGTGCTAATGGTTATGGTAAGTTAAAGATTTTACCAACTCCAATGGGGCAATTAGTTGCTACAATGTTGGAGAGTGGTGTGAAACTAGGCGTATCAAGTCGCGGTAGCGGTAACGTGAACGACATGAACGGCAAAGTAAGTGACTTTGAAATAGTCACAGTGGACATTGTTGCACAACCAAGCGCACCAAATGCGTATCCTAAAGCAATCTATGAAGGCATGATGAATATGCGTCATGGTCATAAATTGTTGGATATTGCAAAAGATGCTCAGGGCAACAAAAAAGTAGAAAGATACCTGAAAGAGGAAGTAATGCGCCTCATCAAGGATCTTAAAATTAAATAAGGGGAATAAGCATGTTTGATGCTATCAAGCCATTACTTGAAAGTGGACTTATTAACGAAGATGTAGGCCAGGCTCTAAATGAAGCATGGGAATCTAAGTTAGTTGAGGCACGTGAACAAGTACGTGCTGAATTACGTGAAGAATTCGCACAACGTTATGAACATGACAGAATCGTAATGGTAGAAGCCCTTGATAAAATGGTTACAGAAAGTCTATCAACTGAAATTGAAGAATTCCAGTCTGAAAGACAAGCAATGAACGAAGACCGCGTAAAAGCTAAACAGCAATTACGTGAACACGCTACAAAGTTCAATGATTTCATGGTTACTAAACTAGCTGAAGAAATCAAAGAATTACGTGGTGAGCGTAAACTACAAATGGAAAATCAGCAAAAGCTAGAACAATTCATCGTTCATGCTTTAGCACGTGAAATCAAAGAATTCTCACAAGACAAGAAAGCAGTAGTTGAAGCTAAGGTTAAGTTAGTTGCAGAAGGCCGTAAACAATTAGAAGCATTGAAAGCACGTTTTGTTGCTGAAAGTGCAGGTAAATTGAATAAGGTTGTAACTACTCATCTTAAAGGCGAATTGAGCCAGTTGAAGGAAGATATCAAAGTTGCAAAAGAAAACAACTTTGGACGTAGAATTTTCGAAAGTTTCGCAAGCGAGTTTTCAGTTACTCATTTAAATGACAAAGCTGAAACACGTAAATTAATGAATGCTCTACAGTTAAAAGACCAACAATTAGCTGAATCTATCCAAACACTTAACCAAACTAAAAAATTGGTTGAAACAAAGGAACGTGAAGTCCGCATTATTAAAGAATCTAATCAGCGTGAAAAAATGATGAGCGATTTACTTGCTCCATTAAATGCTGAAAAGGGAAAAGTAATGAAGGATTTACTAGAAAGTGTGCAAACACCAAAATTGCAAGCCACTTTCGATAAGTATCTACCAGCAGTTCTAAATTCTGGCGCAGTAAGCAAGACTACTAAGTCTGTTTTAAGCGAAAGCGTTAAAGAAGTAACTGGTGATAAATCTGCCAAGCAACAAGAAGTTGATATGGACCAACGTGACAACGTTATCGATATCAAGCGTCTGGCAGGGCTTTAAAAAAAAGACATAGATTAGGAGAATATAAAATGTCAAAAGTTCTATTAGAAAGCCGTTGGGACGAGACCAAGGAAGCTCTGTTAGAAGGCTTAAAAGGCACTCGCCGCTCAACAATGGGTGTTATTTTAGAAAACACCAAAAAACAGTTGTTAGCTGAATCATCAGCAGGTACAACAACATCTGGTAACATCGCTACATTAAACCGTGTGATTCTTCCAGTTATCCGTCGTGTAATGCCAACAGTTATCGCTAATGAGTTGGTTGGTGTTCAGCCAATGACTGGCCCAGTTGGTCAGATTCATACATTACGTGTACGTTATGCAAACAACTTGACTGACAACAGTGCGGCTCAAACTAGCGTTACAGCTGGTCAAGAAGCATTGAGTCCATTCTTGATTGCTCAAGCATATTCACGTACTCCATATGGTACTGATACATCAAGCTATTACACTGCTAATGACACTGCTGCCTTAGAGGGCAACGGTGGTAAGCAAATCAGCGTACAAATCTTACGTCAAGCTGTTGAAGCTAAATCACGTAAGTTACAAGCACGTTGGACATTCGAAGCTGCCCAAGACGCTCAAAGCCAACATGGTATTGACGTTGAAGCAGAAATCATGGCCGCTTTAGCACAAGAAATTACTGCTGAAATCGACCAAGAGATTCTATTGTCATTAGCTACATTGGCTACAACAGAGTACACATACAACCAAGCTACTGTATCAGGTACAGCTACTTACGTTGGTGACGAACACGCTGCCTTAGCTGTTCTAATCAACCGTGTTGCTAACTTGATTGCACAACGTACCCGTCGTGGTGCTGGTAACTGGTGTGTTGTTTCTCCAGCTAGCTTGACTGTTCTACAGTCTGCAACAACATCAGCTTTTGCACGTACAACAGAAGGTACATTCGAAGCTCCAACTAACACTAAGTTTGTTGGTACATTGAATGGTGCTATGCGTGTATTCGTAAACAGCTATGCTCCTGATACACAACCAGTATTGGTTGGTTACAAAGGTTCATCAGAGACAGATGCGGCAGCATTCTATTGCCCATATATCCCATTGATGAGTTCTGGAGTTGTATTGGATCCATCAACATTCGAACCAGTAGTGTCATTTATGACTCGTTATGGTTACATCGAATTAACAAACACTGCATCATCATTCGGTAATGCGGCTGACTATGTTGGTGAAATCGCTGTTCAAAACTTGACATTCCAATAAAAACGGAATCAAACTTTTTACCCTCGGGATGGGAAGTTACAATCAAGCACACTTCGGTGTGCTTTTTTGTTGGCTATGATATTCTAATATCAGCATCAACTGTTACTACTTGTAATATTGACTTTCTGCCTCTTTTATTTTTCTTTTGATATAGTCTATTACAGTTGGCACACAAAGTTATAATATTTTTTACAGCTTTGTTTTTTTTATTTCCATCTTTATAAACTAAATCTAATTGGCATTTATCTTCAGGTACAAATTTACATTTGTCACACTTTAGTTTTTTATTTTCTAAATGTTTGTGCTTGTCACTATAAACTATCTTAGCACAGTCAACACAATACTTGTGCCATTTTTGAAATCCAAGTTTACTTTTTCCGTTAGGCTTTGCTAATGCAAAACTGCATTTAATGCACACAGGCCTCGGTTGTATCGTTGTTAACATCTACTATTTATAAAAAAGCACTCCGCGGTTCTTTTTTTTGTGGTTTGTATTTTGGAATATAGATAAATACTTAATCATAAAGTGAATTCATTCAATGGCCGCAGAACTTTTTAACTCAGTAGGTGGATACTCAGTTGGTATACCTCCCGTAGCAATCGTAGATGCCAACGGTAACGTAATCACCAACGTATTGGCACCTAGTGGCAATGTTGCCGCTAATGTAGTATATGCTAACTCATACTACTATTCAAATGGTCAACCCTTCAACGCATCTGCAGGTGGTAGTAACACACAATTACAATTTAATGCCAATGGCGTTTTTGGTGGTATACCAAACGTAACTTGGAATGGTAATATATTAACCTTAGGTGATGTAACTACCGTTTCTATCGGTGGCGGTATTGACGGTTACGTGCTACAAACAGATGGTGAAGGTAATTTAAGTTGGACAGCACAAACAGGTGGCGGCGGTGGTAATGGCTCTCCAGGTGGAAGTAATACTGAAGTTCAATTTAATAACGCAGGTACTTTTGGTGGTGACCCGGGATTCACATATAATTCTATAACAAATCAATTACATGTAACTGGTAATATTTTATCAGTTAATTATGTTGCATCAAGTAATGTTAATGCCGGTAATATCATTGGTAACTATATTATAGGAGATGGCTCAAAGTTAAGCAATATCAATGCATCTAATATCACCGGTAATGTTGCGTTTGCCACTAGTGCAGGTACTGTAACAACTAATGCTCAACCAAACATTACATCACTTGGTACACTAACATCATTAGTAATCAGTGGGAATTTAAGTTCAGGTAATGCTAATTTAGGAAATGCTGTTAACGCCAATTACTATTTTGGTAATGGCGCATATTTAACAGGCGTAGGCAACGCAAACTATAGTCCATTAGCTAACTTTGCTAACTATGCAGGTAATGTTACAGTAAGTAATCAACCTAACATCACAGGTGTAGGTACACTAACAACATTAACCGTATCAGGGAACTTAGTAGCAGGTAATGCTAACTTAGGTAACTCTGTAAATGCTAATTACTATTTTGGTAATGGCGCATATTTAACTGGGGTTGGAAATGCAAATTATAGCCCACTAGCAAACTTTGCTAACTATGCAGGTAATGTTACAGTAAGTAGTCAACCTAACATCACAACTGTTGGTACATTATTAAATCTTGACACCTCAGGTAACGTAACTGCATCAGGCAATATTATCGGTGCTAATCTAGTTGCTAACCAATACTTAACAGCATTAAATGCAAACATAACAGGTACTACTAATTTATCCGGCCCGGTAGTTATTACATCAACTGCAACTTTAACTTCACAAGGTAATATAAACTTTAATAGTGTGCCTAATGTAAGTTTAGGGACCATATCTAATATTCATATTGGTGGAGGTGTTGCAGGTTATGTATTGCGTACAGACGGTGCAGGTAATTTAAGTTGGGCGGCAGGTGGAGGTGGAGGTAATGGTACCCCTGGCGGCAATACAACTCAAGTTCAGTTTAACGACAATGGTTCGTTTGCCGGTGTGGCAAACTTTGCTTTCAATCAGTATAGTAATACATTAACAGTAGATAGTGTCAACTCACTTGATATAAGAATAACCAATAATTTGGTTGTAAGTAACACAGCCAATATACCCAACGTAAACTTAACACGCAATTTATATGTACCAGCTAATATAAATGCTACTGGATCACCTAATGTTTCTTTTGGAAACGTTAGTAATTTACATATTCAAGGTGGTACTAACGGATATGTATTAAGTACAGATGGATTAGGTAACTTATCTTGGACAGCTGGTGGAGGCGGTGGTAATGGCACCCCGGGTGGTAGTAATTCACAAGTACAATATAACAAAACAGGTACATTTGCAGGTTCTGCATATTTTACATTTAATGATAATAAAAACGAATTACATGTATCTGGTAATTTAATAGCAAATGGAATAACGATTGGCTCAGGCATTTATGAGTTTAGTAGGTCTAATGTATATTTTGCTACTACATCTAGTCCAGCGCCAGACCAAATACTATTAGCGATAGACGCAACTGATATTGCAGGAGTCGAATACACAATTATTTCTACTGATGCCGGCGCATCAATTAGAAGTTTTGTTAAATTGACGGCAGCGGTAATAGGTAATGTATTGAATTATAATGATTACAGTACACTACTTGTTAATGGATATCTAGGTGATTTTACAGTAACATATGATCCAGGAAATGTTATCATAGCACCTAGTATTTTGTTGAAATTGACGCCTCAGAGCGGAAATTCTATGGTTCACAAAATGATGGTGACCACTTATAATGAGTAAAAAATGATAAATAAAGATATAGCCCAAGGATACAAGGATAACTAACATGGCACTAAAACCCTTAAACTCAGTTGGTGGTTTCTCAGTAGGAGAAATTCCAGCAAATGTAATATTAGCTAATAGCGATATATTCAGTAATCGAATAACAGTAAATACCTTTGCAAATTTAGGTGGTGTTGCTAACCTCTATATTGGCGGCGGTAGTAACGGACAAGTATTGCAAACAG